GCTTAGATGCACCACTCTCATTAAGCTGATCGTGGATCTTCTTCTCCATCTTCTTAGCTGCTACCATCGCAGGATGGAATGACACTGTAGTAGGAGTAGTACCGTCACCTTCGATGATCTTATCGCTAACAGGAGACAACTTAGTCTTGAGACCCGCTAAGCGCTCCTGTAGATCAATGATCGTTTCTCCGGGTAGTAGCTTACCGTCATCACCTAACAGCGCTGTAGGGGCTGCTACGTTCTCTGTGACAGCCCTTCCACCTTCACCCGCCTTATCAGCATTAGGATCTACGTTAATGTGTACAGCTTCAGCTACACCGTCTGGTAGTACAGTAGGGTCTACTGCAAGAGGGAATTTGTTGTTACCGAAGAGTACGTCTACAATCTGTCCGTAGGCTGCAAGTGTTTTAGTCTTAGTTACCTTAACGAATACTCGTGACTTCTCTGTGTCAGTGAACTGTACGTCTGAACTGTAAAGACCACGGTAGTTACGATAAGCACGTAACCAACGCTCTTCATCTACAAGTCGAGCATCTTCTGCACGTCCGAAGCGATCCTTAACGAAGCTAACTACGCTATTAACAGACTCAAAGAGTTTATCGCTGCCGTTTTCAGCTGCTACTACTTCATCTGTGTCGAAGTTTACGTCTTCAATGTCTGCCATATTTTAATACCCGAATGTTGAGTCTGAAGCTTGAAATCCAGAGCGTTGATCTTTAGCTGGATTGTAATCCCATAGAGAACTACGTGGTCTTGTCATTATACCATAACGTAACGCATCATACAAGTGGTCTTCTGCATTAGTATCTACATCTTCTGGGTTTCTTTTGTCCAGTGGGATAGACGGTAGTTGTGCTATTGTGTTTGTACACGTAGAAAAGAATACTAACCTAGGTTCCTCTGTGTATTCATCTACCTGCAATCTGCGGTGTAGTTCGTTCTTACCAGATATACGTGAGCCTTTTGATCTATCTGAAGGACGCCAGCGACATCCCTTCATGTTCATCTGCTCAGCTAGTGAAGGACCAGTATCACCACGGTTATGCCACAGTGAGGAGTCAAGCACCCCGTAGCGTATAGTACCATCCCTAGCTTCAGCTTCTAAGATCATATCAGCTAAGTCTGTAGCTGTAACCTTAGAGCAGTACAACTCTCTATAAACTATGAGTTGCTCTGAAGGTGTTACTGCTAGCCATACAACCCCAGTAAAGGAGCCATACCCGTAGTCACACGCCCTGAACTTAGTCCAAGAGTCTGGAATATCAAAGGGTTCAACTACGTGTATGTTCCTGTTGAACTCAGGGAAGGCTGCACCTTCGTTGACATCCCAGTTACCCTCAAGTAGTTGTTTCTTCTGGTGCTCAGGTAGAGACAGAAGCATTGCTTCGTAGTCGCCACTCTCAGCTAGGTGAGGGTTATCGAATAGGCTTGCAGGTATAAACCTACGCTTAAACAGTGGCTCACCTGCTCTACTGTGACCCTTAGGGTAGGTAAGCGTTTCACCTGTCTCAATGTCTGTAGCCCAGAAAGGCGTGTTAGACGGGGCAGGATCAATAAACATTTTCTTGACCCAAGAGTGACCTGGGCCACCAGGGTTGGTTGTAGCCCTCATGTAGAGGCCTAACTCCTTGGAACTACTACGTAATCGAGATCTCATGTAGTTCCACCCGTAGGGTGACTGCCATTGCGTAAGCTCATCGAAGGCTACGTAGTTAAACGCCTGCCCTTGGTAGCGCATAACGTCTGTGTCTTTGTCGAGGTAGGACATCCAAAGACGCCCTCCTCGGGGTGTGGTCCACTGAGATTTGCGTTCAGACCACTTTATACCGGGTATTGCTTTAGGGTACAGATCTTGGCTCTTCTGTATGAGTTCCCTAAGTTCTTCTGTAGTGTGACGTACAAGTAGGCCACTAAAGTCGGGGTTATTCAAGTCACGTAGCGGATCTGCTAGTGTGGCATACGATTTACCTCCGCCAGCTGCCCCACCATATAGTACCTCACGCTCTGCAGAGGCTAGATATTGTGTCTGAGGCCCAGGGTTAGGCTGAAAGACTACCTCTTGAGCAGCAATAGGGTCAAACTCTGCAGGTTTAACTTGGGCGGGTACTGCTGTCTTGTTCGTCTTCTTCGTAGGTGTAGTAACCGAGTCTTTCTTTTTCGAGGATCTCGTACTGCCTGAGCGCTTTTTCGAGCCGCTGGGCAAGCTTGCGTTTAATTGCAGCAAGTGACTTACGTTTTCTTTCGACATCTATACGCTTTTTCAACCCCATGTGTGAGATATACCTGCCTGACTGTGTTGATAGCCAAGCACTGACTTCCCTGTAACTATACTGCTTTAGATGCTTCTTTGCAAGTACTAAAAGCTCTAATTCTTTAGTAATAGGTTTAAGCCAGTCCTCATCATCCGGGTCTATCTCGTAACCAAACGGTACTTGAGGCGATAATCGTGGGATTCTCTCCCATCTCTTTACTTTAAAGTCAGGCTTAGGCAACATCCAGTAGCCTATGCTCTCACGTTCTTTCGTCTTAGTTACTCGTATCATCTTGCTCTTTAGGTGGGAGGATAAACAAACCACCTGAGGCTTGTACCTCCACACGCTCCGTCTTTACAATACCTGCACGATCTAGTACTTCTTTGGCTGCAGACATCTTCTCTTTTACGCCAAGCTCTGTAGGGTCTACAAGAGCCTGACCGAAAGCTACAGCTGCCTTAGGCCCAATACGTGCCATGTACGTCTTAGTGCCATCAAAGATCTCATCCTTAAGAGAATCAATGATAAGTCTCGTAGGGGTGTTATCACTGTAGCCAGCAAGCTTCTTAGCTTTCACTACGTCACCGCCAGCCTCATCGAAGAGTACCTCTAAGAACTTAACTTGATTCTCTGTAAGTTGTCGTGCCATTACACTACTTTCTTATGTTTCACTGTCTGTTCCGTAGAACCGTTGCTTGATCTCACCACGTGTGATACCAATATCTTTAAGCTGCTTGTCACTCATGTTATTCAGTAAGTAATAGTCTGCTCTCATCTGTTGGGCTTTAGCTAGTGAGTTACCAACAGAGATAAAGAACTTAGCTACAGCTTTAAGAGTGCGTTTGGTTGTAGCTATTACTGCAAGTTTAAACTGGCTTGGGTAGTCGTATGTTAAGTACATTATGTAGTCTCCACTGTGTTATGCCGTTCTTGGCATGTACAGTTATACTACAAAACAGTAAGGTTTAGAACTGCTATATTGGAATACCCGCTACCCAACAGGTACAAAGGTCTCAGTTACAGTAAGGATAGTGTCGATATGACCAGCGGAAGTAGGGACGTTTTGTATCTTATCACCAGGCTGTAGTACTAGATCAATGTCAGAAAAGGAAACGTAATCACCAGCATTCAAACTCTTGCCTGACAGAAAGTGAGACGTGTAAGAATCAGCTGCTACATACCACTCTACATCTACAGAGTTTGTACTTCCACCGCCATTAACTACGTGGATGAATGTAACCTCAGCTACACAGTTAGCAGGACATGTATATACAACCTCTGTAGCAGTGCCACTGTTGTGACCATACACAGAACGCATACGTGATGGCTTGCCTGGATTAACTAAACTCATTTCTTTTTAGCAGCTTTCTTAACTGTCTTAACTACCCAAGCTTCATTCACATCAGGAGTATCGGGGTTGTCAGCAATGAAATGTCCATTTTCATCACGTGCTCGTACCACTTCCAGATCCTCATCTTTAGCTTCTACCTTTTTAGTTGCCTTCTTAGCGGGGGTCTTTTTAACAGGCGCTGGGCTTGCAAGGTCTGCTTCCTGGCATATAGTATTGACGTTAGCGTCCTTACTCTGCACATTACCGTAGTTATCCTCGCCTGCAGACTGGTTACCCATTGAGTCCCACACGTAGCCATGCTCATCTACACGGTAGCCCTTAGCTTCCAGTGCTTCTTTATATTTGTGATAATACTTCATTACTTAGTCTTCTTCATAGGACGTTCAGCGGGCATAGACGCACCACACATACCACCCTTGTTATAGCCCATCTTCTTGGTCATACCACCCTTCATGTAGCCCATCTTCTTAGCTACTTCTGGTGCTTCTTTCTTAAGTGCTTTCATGCCTTTGTTCATCATAGTCTTAATCCTCTTCCATTATATCCATATCTTTACAGTCCCACCCTTGGCAGGACTTCTCTTGACTACACACAAACTCAAACTTAGTGCAAGCACCCAAGCCTGACTCTATATTCAAGGACTTCAAAGTACGAGCACGATTGTCAAAGTAATCACAGTTACCACAAGTCTTAAGGGCTGCAATGTCAGCATCCTTATTCCACGCCTTGCCTAGCTCTTCTGCAGTAGCACCATACATCCAGTACTTCTCTGCACGGTCACGGTTCTTAGGGTCTACCTCAGGTGGCTCCCCTAACATCAAACTCATCATCATAGTACTACTTCCTATACTTAGCTGTCTTCTTAGCGATACTCTTAGGCTGGGCTACAAACTGCTTGCCTTGCTTAGTACCCTTACGCTTAGCTGCACTTGTAGCGGCGTACTCTGCAGGAGATAAAGCATCTCTAGCTTTCTTAGGGAGGTAACGCTCACCTGTAGCTTTTTTACCTTGAGTAGAGGGCTTACCTGACTTAGTACCCCACTTCTCATCTCCCCACTTCTTAAGTGATTTCTGTGGTGCTTTCATTATGACTTGTAGCCTCCACCCTTAGCTTTGTATTGCTTAGCTACCATCTGAGCTTTACGTGCAGACCACTGCCCAGGCTTACCGCCCTTACTGCCAGCCTTCACTTTAGCTACAAGGTTCTTACGCATCGTAGGCTTAGTGTAGTTACCTGCTGCATTAACTGTTGATTTAGCCATTAGGCTTCCTCTCCTATCTTAAAGCACCCCCACTTAGAGTAAGCACCTCTACTTGCTACCAAGTCAGCTACTGTTTTAGCTTCTACCTTACATGATTGCTCACTATCAAAAAGCTTATCATTCTTTGCAGTAACTTGACAAGAAGAAACATCAGGTTGAGTACATATCATTACTATAGCTAACCACACATTACCAAGCCTTACATGACCAGTAACGTGCAGTGAACTTATCTGTAGCTGTATCACAACTGTGTCTAGCTCTGAAGTTCTTACGCCGCTCTGGGTTATCCTTCTTGATGGACATGTTAGGGTCACCAAAGCGTACAACCTTTACTTGGTCACCCTTCTTAGCTAAGACAGCACTCTTCTTAGATCCACCAGGGGTCTTCTTAGGTTTGTTGTAACCTGGGTAGGTCTCACCCCTGTACTTCAACTTACCACTAGGTAAACGCTCTACGTCTTTAGTTGTAGCCATATCACATCAACTCAAAATGAGGGCCATCAATAAAGGGTCTGCGCCCTTGACTACGGCGTAAATCTACATAAGCCATCATAGCATCCTCTGCTGTACCAGGGTAACTACGGATGTCACCCTCTGACCAGGCTGCACCCCACTTGATAGCTACACCAAGCTCCTTAGCTGCCTCTTTCATTGCATCACAGAGATCATCGTATACATTCAACTCCCATACGCCCTTACCATCTACGTAAGCCATAAGGTCTACTGCACGTCCTTCTAAGTGCTTAGACTTCATAGTCTGGGACTTACCTGCAGCTACAAGCTTCTCTTGCTCTTCTACGGTACGTAGACCATAGATAACTCCGAAGTCTACCTTAGTTAGTTCAATAGCACGTTTAACTACAGACACAAGGCTCTCATCTACGCCTTCCATCTTAGCTAGGCTACGACTTGATAGTTTAAATGCCATGTTATTTTCTACCTGTAAAGAATTTAGATACGGAACGCATACCAATGCTAGCACTTACGATACCACCCAGTGAGTACTGATACCACGTAGGCATAGTCTCTAAGGCAGTAAAGCCAGCCTGTACGATCTCGTTACCCCACTCACCACAGAATGCTAGGATGAGAGGGATACTAAACAGTAGAGTAATCCACTCATCTTTCCAACTATTCTGAGTGCTGTTCATTGCAGCAATGTCCCAGTCAAGCTCACCTGTGGCTTGCTTAACTCGTATCTCTGCATTAGCTTTAGATACTGCTACCTTACCATCTAGGTAAGAAGAAGCTAAGCCACCTACAGCACCTATGATCTGACCTATCATTTGTTATAACTCTCTTCGTGTACTACACGTGTAGGGGTTACGGTAGTCTTAGACTCTTTGCCCATCCAGATGCCGAAACAACCAGTTAAAGCACCCATGCATACCGATACAAGTCCTGACTGTGCAACGCTTGGATCTGACAGTGACATAAACCAATGTACTGCTTGATACGTAAGCACAGTAACGGCTAGCATCATAAGCCGAGGTAGTACCTTCCAATCGTCTAACACAGTCTTACTCATCCGTACTCTCGCTCTCGCTCAGGGTCTAACACTTCATTCCGACTTAAGTGACCCTCTAAGTACATCGCTCGTTCTACGTGGTCAAGTGTGTACCACACACCTGTATCGTTATGAATAGCAGTACGGACATAGAATACGTCAGACTTAGGAATGTGTACTTGACGTAATCTACGGGAGTCATTATCAGCTAAAGCTAGATAGAACTCAGTTAATACATCTTCTGATGCATATAGTTTTACTTGTTTTTTCATAGGAGTCAAGCACTTTATTACTACAAGTGATAATAGTTATAAGTGTTATAGTATAACTATATAGTTCTAACTATCATATATTACTTTTATATGTAGTTAAGATGTAAGATAGTTTAACTATATCTAAGTCTAAACTACTTATTAAGTAATGATAGTATAGTTTAACTATTGTGTCAAGCTATTTTCTTAAGTTTAAACTACTGTAGTTATACTATATCTAAGTTTTATTACTTAATAGTTTAACTAAGCCCCCCTTACCCCCACAGTTATGCACGAAAAGGAGGTTCTTGTCAAGCCATTAAATCTGTAGTCAAACTAAAATAGTTTATAAGTGTTGCACAGAAAGCACACTATTAGCTCTACTGTACTAGCGTTACATTATAACGTCCTTCTTTAGAGAGGTATACGACAGGAGTTGTGTGTGGAGGGGTACATATAGGGCGTTTCAAAATCCCCGTGTGTTGCAGAGTACATATACGTATATCGTATGGATGGGGGGTGGCCCATGCGCCCCCCTACTCAGGCAGGGGCAGGCGTATTCGTGGGCATGATACGAGGCTATGCCATTGGAATGTAATGCTTTTTATAGACATTGGTGATGACACAGAGGGGAAAATGCCATGTTTTCACGGGCTTACAGGGATCCAGACGCAATGCGGGTATTCATGCATGTAATACACCTATCCCCCTGCAGCGCTTGCGCATAAGCCTACCCCTACCCTCACCCGGACGCTGCACGTTCACTCGCCTAACGCTCATGCAGCCACGTCATGCAGGCACTCAGGCGCATCACCTAGGCGCACACGAGGCAGTGTTGCTAATTCGTTCCACTCCCTCAAAGTGATTCGTTTTGACCTGAATTCTACCCTCGGACCGTCCGATACTAAGATCTACCCTAAAGGGTAAAAAAAGGGTTTGACACTCTCGGCGTTATCGGTCAAGTTTAATGCATCAACCGGCAATCAAGCCACAACCCGAAAGGATCTACCCAATGACAAACGCAATCGCAAAAACACACATCGACGCAACGGTCACATTCAACGGACAGACACACACATTCAGCCAAGCCTGCGATCATGTAGCACATATGTTTGACAAGCGTGATGACACAGCCGAGCTTGTGCTCTTGCAGACCCGTGACATTGGCGAATGGCTGCTCACACTCCGCAGCGTATACAAAAGCGACAAGCAATACGGTGCCGCTATCAAAGCCACACCTTTAGGTAAGCGGTCTATGCAGGATCGTAATGACGCCATGTTTGTTGCCTCTAATTGGGACAAGGTAGCGAAGCTAAACAAAAACGGTGAACTTAATTCACTCGGTGCCTCAGCGGTTCGGAAGCGGGTCAAGAAGGCAAGCGCCGCTGGCAATACATCCAAGGGCAAGGGCAAGCCAGCAGATGCACAACCTGAGCAAGTGACACCTGAGGCAATGGCCCAAGAGGTCATGCAGAAGCTCAGCGAAGCTGGCATCAGTGTCGCCGCATTCCGCAAGGCCTTTAACGCCGCAGCTAAGGCCTCAGCCTAAGCGGGGCAGGGCAGGGGCTTCCTCCGGGAAGCCTCTTTGCTTTTCAGTTTCTACCCTCGGACAGTCCGATACTAAAACACAAAGGGACAACGTAATGACACGCAAAAGAGAACAACGCTATAATCTAATCTTTAAAGTAACAATGACGCTCAACGTGCTATGCCTGATAGGCTTAGGCTATTTCTTTGGCTATGCGGTAGGGCAGGGCTTGCTATGAGATACATGTCAAAGCGCAAGCGCATGAGGCTTAGGCCTGACAAGTACTTATGGCATAACGCATCGCAATTGTTCAGCTCCTCAAAATGGGGTGTTGACAATCATTCTGCTATGGGGTCTTCTATATATACGCAAGAGATTGATAGCGTTTCAGTTTCTACCCTCGGATCGTCCGAGACTAAACCTAGAAAGGAATAAGCACATGGCATACGTTATTGAAAATCCTGGACGCCCTGAGGTGCAAGCGATCTTCGTTAAGGCAGCGCTTAAGATGGTACGCATAGGGCTTAAGCCTGCCCGTCACCTGACCAAGACTAAGCTTATGGCTAAGGCTGGTGAGATTAGTGGCGTTAAGTACAAAAGAAATGAGATTGACAAAGCTATTGAAGATATGGATGCTATCATCAAGGCTAACATAAATGCTGAAACTCTACTCTCGGACCGTCCGTGACTAAAACTTATAGGAGACTTCACAATGTATCAACGTGACTGCACAATAATCACACAACACGCCATGTCTACACCTGATGGGTTGTATGACATGATTGAATTTACTTTATGCACCATCAACATGCCTATCTCCCGTGTCATACAACAGCGTGTGTCCATCAAGGCTGAGGGTGTACAGTCTAAGTGGGTGTCATCCACTAAGGCGCTGGGCATAGAGTACGCTAAGGCTAACGCCCAGCGCTTACATGCAGAGATAAACGCCATAGCTGAGCTACATGGCAAGGACACTATTGATGGGGCGCAAGAAGCTGTCGATCTCTTTGTGTCTATACCTTCTATAGGTATGGTGAAGGCTGGCTTCATTGCACAGATGTGTGGCTTTGAGGTGGCTTGCCTTGATCGTCATAACATCCGTATGCTTGGCTTGCCTGAGACTGCCCTGCTCTTGAACAAGAAGGTCAAGCCTGAGCTACGCCGTAGCAAGATCCGCAACTACGTCAAGCTATGCCGCCGCAAGGGTGCTGAGTACTGGTGGAATACATGGTGCAACTATGTAGCTGAGAAGGGTGGCATGAATAAGTCCTTGCCGACTGGTGATGCTGTCTCTAAGTATCATGTAACAGCAGTAATTATGGGAGAGTAACTATGCAAACTATCATCACAAAATATCTACCTGCAACAAACACGCTGGGTTCACGCATCAAAGCTATGACATCCAGCGGTCATAAAGGTTCCACCTATACTGTTGGGTGGGATCACAGCTTGAACGTAGAAGGCAACCACACACATGCAGCGCAGCTGTTACTCAACAAGCTAGGCTGGCAGGGTAAGTGGAGAATGGGTGGCTTGACATCTGGCTTTGTGTTCGTTAACACTGAAGCTCATTACATGCCACTAATAACTGCATGGATGTCAGCTATATCAGATGCCCAACCTAAAGAAGGAGAGTAACTATGAGAGTAGAAGTATATTTTAACCTACACAAAAAACTATTCAGTGTGCGTGACTGTAAGACAGGGCGTGTGATTAAGCACACTAATGATGTCACCATACTTGACCCTAAGTTTGTAGTGCGTAAGGCTGGGCGTTTACGGGTACTGCGTGAACGTAAGAAGAACGTACATGCTTTCGTTAGGGGTGAGCTTATGGGTTATGAAGACATGGCACATGCACCGGAGTTATACTCCAGCGTAACCTACAACCCATACAAGTATAGTAGCTTCGTAAATAAGCACACTGAAGAGACTGTTGACAATGCTCATGTAGCTGTGCTATCAACTAACTCTGATGAAGGTACAACTATGAGGGCTTTACTATGATGACAGAAGTAGATGCAGACACTCGCTATCTATGCGAGAATGTGAACGGTGAGTGGCACTTGATTACTGCCACCACCTCTGAGTATAGCGGCAAGCTTATGCTGGGTATACTTGAGAGCACATACCCTATGGCTTGGTTCGATCTACTCTCGGACCGTCCGATACTAAGACTTGATGAGGTTGACTATGAGACATTCTATGCTTATAGGTTAGACCTACTACGGCCTACCAAACAACCCAAGGCCAAGCTAATTGTAATTGATGGAGGTAAAGACAATGACAACTAAGAACCTACTAGGTAAGTCCCGCCCACAAGATAAACCCTACGCTGTATTCAAAGGGCATGGCCCCTTCGGTGAGACAGAGATGCGCTTACTCAAGACATACCAGCGCCCTGATAAAGAGAATTCTAACAAGTATGCACGTTGGTTCATTGCTGTTAAGACAGACATGACCTATGGTTCATTCGAGCTAGGCGATAGCTACATCAGTGAGGCTACCTATGGGTTGACCTTGACCTGGGCTGACCCCTTGTATAAAGAACAATACTGGGATAGTAACTACACCAAGGTAGATACTGAAACCTTTACTCAAGAAGACGCAGACCTATTGCAACAACTAGGATTATAATGCTATGACTAATGCACTCAACTTGAAGATCCTATCTATGTGTGAGAAGATACTGCCTGACACTAAGATGAAGAACAACAAAGAACTAATATCTTTACTATCAGAAATTCGCAACCAACTGGAGACTAAATAATGTTCGTATGTATCGCAACCAAACCGCTTAACGATGGCACTCGTGGCTTCCGCTTCAATCTTGTAGGCTTCAAAGGTCTGACCCGTAAGCGTCAGTCTAAGAAGCGCTACGGTGTACAGCGTGGCTCTTGCATGACAGCCTTGCACATTGGCAAGCGCAGCGTGTACCTTGAGAAGACACTCAACAAGCTAGGCTCACGCCGTGTACGTCACTTCGCTGGCTAACTTAGTGGGGCTTCGGCCCCGCCTTACTTTACAATAGGAGGCACTGAAATGCCAGAGCAACACAAACAACAGATCCGTATTTATCTCAGACCTAGCGCACTCGCAAAAGCGAAGGAGCGTCAAGCTAGTACAGGCTTGAATCTGAGTGAAGCGATTGAACAAATAATTAATGAGGTAATACAATGACTAAGACAATCAAAACAGAACTGACCCGTGACGAGGTAGCAATACTCTTGGAAGTATACAACACCATTGATGCACTGGTAGATGACACAATGGAGATGATGGATGTTCGACTGTCACAACTCAGTGACGCTAGGGATAAGGCTTTTGCGTTGAAACATATGTTTGACTTTCGACCAGCCATAGGTGATGATGGTAACCCTAACCACTGGACGCCATGCGTATTACCTGATGATCCTAACGCATGGTACTACGAGAAAGGAGAATAACTATGACCCAAGAAGAGCGAGACCTATTCCTTGAGGAGCACTTGCCTCCTATCAACGAAGAGTATAACCGTGTGTCACGGGCAGTAGATGAATACGAATGGGAGGGTGACTATGTACAGGCTGACTTCCATCGTGAAGAGCTACGCTTTATTGATTCACTCAAGGCAGAAGGAGATCTATATGTTCCACGTTTTTAAGGGTGTAGCCTTAGTTATAGTTGCACTGGTAGTGTTTGGAGTTGGAACGGGGGTGTTATGAATGATGAAGAAGATCCGCATGATGATGTCACGGATTGGGTTGGTCACTTATCTAAACCGAGTGACCCTGGCCCTAAGTATCCTAGTGAACGTGTTGCTGGGAGGACACAGCTACCAGACAATCGGAGCAAGAAACCTACAAAGGATGCGTGATAACAAGTTAAACTTGGTTTGGCTACTTGACTTTCTCTATGGAGATTGTCATAGTCTTAAACTCTGGATAGATTGGAGAGCTAGGAGATGATTGTAATGCGACACAACAAGGTAGATCTTAAGCCTAACACTAAGCTACGTGATGCTGTGTCGCAGTACATCCGTAGTGCTAACTTCGCTAAGCTATCTAGTGCAGTACAGTATAAGTATGAGAGTACACTTAACCGTGTGTGTGCTACCAAGGTACAGAATGGTGCTGAGTTAGGTAACATCAAGCTAAGCGACATCAGGTACAAGCATGTGACGTATGCCTACGATAGGTGGACTGATAACAATGGTCCATCCGCTGCTAACTATATGGCTACATGCCTGAGCATCGTGCTTAATACAGCCATACGTCACGAGGCTATCATAGCTAACCCTGTGTCACAGCTACAGCGTAAGTCAGAGAAGCCTCGCAAGGTTAAGTGGACTAAGGATGACGTTAGGTCTTTCCTTTCTACGGCATACTCTGAGTGGCGCTGGCGTAGCATAGGATTGATACTGCACATGGCATACGAGTGGGGTCAACGCATAGGTGACATGCGCCTACTCAAGTGGGAGGACATTGACTTCGATGAGCAACGTGTTGACATCACACAGTCTAAGCGTGGCGCTGAGGTACACCTACCTATACCAGATGAACTGCTAGCTATGCTTGAGGCACAGCGTGTAGACTTTGGCTTCCAAGATTATGTAGCGCCACGGGTTAAGCCTAACCACAGTGGGTACAGCCCTTACACTGCCATTGAGATCCACACTCAGGTCAACAACATCAAAGCTAAGGCTGGACTTGACCCTAAGCTACAAGCCAGAGACCTACGCCGTACTGCTATCACTGAGATGGCTGAGGCAGGGGTGGATCTTGTAGGTATTATGCAGGTGAGTGGACACCAGAGTCCCAACAGTGTTAAGCCTTACCTAGTCAACACATTCAGTGGTGCATCAGCTGCACTATCAAAGAGAAGGGGAGACGGATGAACATACGTGATTACCTAGACACACTCGACATACGTGATGGCGACTCAGTACGTACCGACTGCCCATCGTGTCGCTCACGTAATACCTTCTCTTGCTTCAAGGATGGCGGTGACTATGTGTACAACTGCTTCAAGTTAAGCTGTGGTTTGCGTGGCGCATACAGTACTAACATGACAGCTGCAGAGATTAAGTTACGCATGAGTAAGACAGAACCTAGTAAGAACAAAGAGATACAAGCACTAGTTTATCCAGAATATGTAGTACAACCTACATCAGATCACGTATTGTTACAGCCCTTCATTGAGCGGTATGACCTACAACATGAGGGTTTGATGTACGATGTGAAGGATAGACGTGCTGTGTTTCCTATACACTACAAAGGTAAACTCATTGACGCTGTAGGCCGTGCGCTTGACGGTGCTATACCTAAGTGGTATCGCTACAGTGGCAACGCTGACTACTTCATCAAGCGTACTAACTCTAATGCTAACGTAGCTGTGGTAGTTGAGGATGTAATCAGTGCGATAAAAGTATCACACTTTATGCCCAGCGCAGTAGGGTTTGCTATCTTAGGTACATCTATAGGTGTGTCAATTATGCAACAGTTAGGACAATTCGATAGGGTCATCGTAGCGTTAGACAGGGACGCTGCACACAAGACCTTGCAATACAAACGAGAGGTAGAGCTTTGGACAGGGTTACCCACCAAGGCTTTACTACTTGACGATGACATCAAGTATGGTGTACATGAAGATATAATTAGACTTAAGGAGATGGTAGTATGAATACAGTGTGGTTACTAATATGGTTTGTCTTAGTACCAGAGAACGGCGTTAGGTACTACCACTTGGGTACGTATGACAATGAGACCTCATGTAAGACTGGGCTAAGAGATGCAGCAGTTATGGTCAACGCTAAGAATGAGACAGTAGAATGTATTGGAGTACAGGTAGATGCATAGTGTCGCAACAGAGTATCCTAAAATAAAAGATGATAAGGTTTTTCATACTTGGGTAAGGGGCAGCGAACTTACCAAAGCTTACATGATTGAAAAGAAAACTTCTCTAAGAACAACCCCAAAGAAACCAAAGGCACTGAGAGGTAGACCCTGATGTCAATTAAAGTAACTTACATAGACCACATGGGTACTGACCTTACTGTAGCTAACGCTGCCCGGGTCAGCTTCGGTAAGACTTCTGAGATGGAAGACGATCCTTGGGGGCCACCTAAGCTCAAGGCTAAAGATGATAAGCTCATTCGTTACCTTGCCAAGCACAAGCACATCAGTCCATTCGGACATTGCTTTGCAAGCTTCCACGTTAAGGCTCCAATCTTTGTAGCACGACAGCTAGTCAAGCATAAGTTCCTACGCTGGAACGAGATCAGTCGTCGTTACGTTGATGATGAACCTGAGTTCTACACACCTGACGTATGGCGTGGACGCAGTGCAGATAAGAAGCAAGGCTCTGAGGGTGTAGTAAATGTGGGTGACTGGGGAAGCTCAGGCTGGGCGGCACTTAAAGCCTACAAAGACCTACTAGCTCACGGTGTAGCACCTGAGCAAGCCCGTATGGAACTTCCACAGTCTACTATGACAGAGTGGTACTGGTCAGGTAGCCTTGATGCCTTCGCTGACATGTGTAACCTGCGTTGCAAGGATGACACACAGGCAGAGACACGAGAGGTAGCACGACAGATTGACCACAAGATGATTGAACTATTCCCTGTTAGCTGGGATGCACTAACGGAGGATGATGATGACTAAACTATATGACTTAGAGCCAATGATTATGGACTGCTGGCATGTATGCGAGGACTTACAGGTTGTCTTCAGACAGATCGGTGATGGTGAGCGTGAGCCTACTCACGATGAAATGATGAACACCTTGATGGGTATGCAACAGCTTTACCATTGGAAGTTTGAACAGCTGTTCAACAAGTATGAGGATGTACTCCGTGACAGACAATGAATGGCCCTTAGAGGCAGACTTTAGTGACATCAGACCTATGACACCAGAGGAACGTAAGGCTGCACAGGAACGAGACGCAAAGAATGGAGTGAATAGTAATGATAAAGAGTGAATGGAATCGCCTAATAAAAGAACGTGAAGACTTTAAGGAGAGTGTATTGGCTGAACATGCAGCAGACATCGTGAATGAGCCTAAGCACTACGCACGGTGGGCCATTGAGCCTATCACATACATCATGCGTAATGGCTTTGAGTTCTGGCGTGGCAACATCGTTAAGTATGCCAGTCGTGCAGGGTACAAGATGTATGAGGGTAAGACGCAGGTAGAGAGTGAGATCATTGACTTAGAGAAAGTCCAACGCTATTGTCAGATGCGTATCAATCAACTTAATGGAGAGGAGAAGCTATGATACCTGTAGGTCAACTAAGATTGTTACTTACCAAGGCAGGGCTTGACTATGTTATCACCCGTGTTGATGGTAACGTAGCCCACGTCAACATACTTGTAGCGGAGCAGCCAGATGTACAGCGTTGAGTTTGAGCATGACATTGCTATCGTTACTAGTATGGATGAGCGTGATGAGTATGAGGACTTGGAGGTTGTGCTTGCAGATGAGGGTACGGTATACCTCAGGCAGTACGATGAGTCCTACAAAAGCTACCAGCTTATTGTAATATCATATCAACAGCTACTAGACTTAATCACTTCACTAGATCAAACAGAAGGCATGTGGAGATTAGAACCTATAAAGGACAAACGATGATAGAGTATCTATATGGAGCCGCAACTATGTATGCATTGGGTGCTATCCTTATGCTTAACGTAACAGATCCAGCTGATCCCGAAAGACCTACCGCACACATATGGTTCTCATTGGGTTGGCCCTTGGCAGCTATCGTATCTATATACGAGTTACTTCGTTACGGACCAAGAGAGGGCGAATAGTATGACAGAGACTGCACTACTACGTAACCTAATGAACAAAGAGTTCTACGATAATCATAAGGGTATGCGTTGCCCTGATGCGCTGTTCACCAAGGACATGCGTAAGATTAAGCAAGCCTTAGATCAGGCTATGGTGTTGTACGATAAGAGCATCACACCCTCTGAGTTAGAGGCGTTGTTCTTTACAGCTAACCGTACTATGACTACAGCTAACAAGGAAGCATACTCTCACCTGTTCAAGCGCATTGAGGGTGAGTCACCTATGCATGAGGAGATTGCTACTGAGGTACTGTCTCGCTTGTTCCAGCAACACGTGGGTGAGTTGGTAACTAACCTAGGGTTTAACTATGTTAACGGAGAGGAGAACAACCTAGAGAAGCTACGCAAGCTAGTCGAGGATTACAAGGATGACTTCACACCTAACCTCAACATCCAGTTCGAGGACATTGAGTTGGACACTATCCTTGAGGGTATCCAGATTGAGACACAATGGAAGATGAACATCCCTAGCTTACGTGATCGTGTCGAGGGTATCAGTGGTGGTCACTTAGTTATGGTAGGCGCACGGCCTAACACAGGTAAGACTACCTTCCATGCGTCCCTCATTGCGGCGCCTAATGGGTTCGCTCATCAGGGTGCTAGGTGTTTGATCCTGACTAATGAGGAGAAGGCAGTGCGTGTAGCTGCCCGGTACGTTCAAGCCTCCTCAGGTATGAACATCAAGCAGATCACTGAGAACAAAGCACTGGCCCTGTCACGCTACACTAAGGTCAAACAACAGATCCAACTCAAGGATAGCACAGGTAAAGACATGGCATGGGTTGAGGCTGTAGTTAAGAGCTACAAGCCAGACATCGTAGTGCTAGACATGGGTGACAAGTTCGCTAGCCGTACCTCTGACAAGTCTGACGTGTACCTAAAGGATGCAGCTATCCATGCACGTAACATCGCTAAGATTTACAACTGTGCTGTGATCTGGATGTCACAACTTAGTGCTGATGCTGAGGGTGTAGTACAACCTAACATGTCTATGATGGAGGGCAGTAAGACAGGCAAGGCAGCTGAGGCAGACTTGATGGTGCTTATCTCTAAGAACAGACAAGTTGAGGGCGTGGATGAAGAAGAAGACTTGACACGATACCTTACTATCGCTAAGAACAAACTAGATGGCGGTTGGCATGGACGTATTACTTGTGAACTGGACGGCGACATAGCACAGTACACAGCATAGGAGAGATGATGAGAACAGTATTAGACGTAGAGAACAACACTACTAAGCGAGAGGGTAAGACCTTGCTTGACCCTTGGGAGCCAGGAAACTTCTTAGTGCAAGTGGGTACTCTCAATGTAGACAAGACTGACGAAGAGCATATACTTACCTTCGATCACAAGGAGAGCAAGGACACAGGTGGTGGTGCTGCGTTTGTACTACAGGCTGTACTGGATGAGACTTCTCTTTTGATTGTACACAATGCACGGCATGACTTACCTTGGCTATGGGAGTCAGGCTTTACATATGACGGTGAGGTGTATGACACTATGATAGGTGAGTACCTACTGCTGCGTGGTACAAAGCGTGGTATAGGCTTAGGGTATTGCGCTGAGGTGCGTGACCTACCATCCCGTAAGACTGACGTACTAAAGGAGTACTATAAGAAAGGATACAACACAGATGAGATACCCCTCGCTGAACTACGAGACTACCTAAGGTGTGACTTAAATGTCACACGTGAGTTGTTCCTTGCTCAAGAGGAAGACTACTCTAAGCCTGAGAGCCAGTCTATGATAAGGGTGCGGGACATAAGCATGAAGGTTGCAGTTACACTATGCAAGATGTACCAGCGTGGGTTCAAGGTAGATCGTGCTGCACTGGATGAGGTACGTAAAGAGTTTGAGGATGAGAAGGCACAGCTAGCGACACGCCTTAACATGCACGTGCGTAAGCTTATGGGTGACACACCTATCAATATCAACTCATCTGAGCAGATGTCCAACGTGATCTATAGTAAGAAGCCTAAGACTAAGAAGGAATGGGTAGAGCTATTCGATCACGTTAACAACAAGGATGAGTACAAGTCTACCGTAGCAGCTAACACAGATCGTATCTTCAAGACACAAGCCTATACGTGTGAGACTTGCGAGGGTACAGGTAAGACGTATCGCATCAAGAAGGATGGCACTAAGTATGCAAGGCCTAACAAGTGTAAGGACTGTGAAGCTAGAGGGTATCGCTTGAAGCAGCTGAACCAAGTGGCAGGGCTTAACTTCTCTGCGCCCAACAAAGATTGGGTCAGTTCTAGTGGGTTCTCTACATCAAAGGGTAACCTGGAGATACTGATTGCTACGGCTAAGAGTAAGGGTATGTATGATGCGATAGAGTTTCTTACTGATTATCGTAGGCACAATGCTGTGGGTAGCTACCTGTCTAACTTCGTAGAGGGTATTGACTTGTTCACTAAGCCTGACGGTATGCTACACGTTGACCTGTCCCAGACTACTACAGCAACAGGCCGCTTCTCTGGACGTAACCCCAACATGCAGAACATGCCACGAGGTAACACCTTCCCAGTTAAGAAAGTGTTTGTGTCTCGTTGGGAGGGTGGCTACGTTATGGAGGCTGACTTTGCCCAGCTTGAGTTTAGAACGGCTGCGTTCCTAGCACAGGATGAGGTAGCTATGCAGGAGATTGACGATGGCGTAGACGTACACGCTTACACTGCTCAGGTTATCACTGATGCTGGTGAGCCTACTACCAGGCAGGAAGCAAAGGAACACACCTTCGCTCCCCTCTTTGGGGCTACAGGTTACGGTAGAAGTACAGCTGTCAAGGCTTACTACGAGCACTTCACTGAGAAGTATAAGGGAGTAGCTAAGTGGCATAAGAAACTAGGGAAGGAAGCAATTACCCTACTAAAGATTACTAACGTAAGCGGTAGGCAGTATGCATTCCCTGACGTACACCGCAGAGAGAATGGCAGCGTAAGCCACATGACTAGCATCAAGAACTACCCAGTACAGGGCTT